ACACAAACCGAATCTGGCCATCTATTTGAATTAGATGATACTCCCACTCGTGAGCGTGTTCGTTTACAACACCGTTCTGGTACATTTTTTGAAATGCACCCAAATGGTGATGAAGTGCATAAAGTTTATGGTGATGGTTATGAAATTGTTATCAAAAACAAAAATGTTTTAATTAAAGGAACTTGTAATATTACAATCAACGGCGATGCAAATATGCACGTTCTTGGTGACCATAATGTGCAGGTTGATGGCGATTATAACATACAAGTAGCTGGCAAAATGAATACTAGAGTTGTTGGTGATATTTCTGTGTCTAGTGATGACGATATATCAATTACGGCAAATGAAAACTTTGGCGGTTCATTAAGACTTGCAGCTTCTGACCATTTATATCTAGCTTCAGATTTGGTTGTTGGTGGTTCAATTAGTGCTGACATCATTAGTGCTGAAACTCGTGTAAATGCTGGTACTGGTGTTTTTGCTGGTCCATTAGGATTTGTATCTGGATTAGGTGGACTATCTTTAGGTGTTCCTTCACCTCTTGCATCTGTAGCTGTTCCAGGTTGTATCAATACAGTTGGTGCAATCACATCACTTGCTTCAGTTAATGCACCAATTGCTAATTTTCTTGTAGCTAATTGTGGTATTATGGATGCAGTTCTTATGACTGATATTATAAACAGCAACATATTTAATTATCATGTGCATAAGGGCCCATTTGGCACTAACATTCCAGTAAAAGGTTTTATTTAAGGAATTTAATTATGACAACAATAGCTAATTCAACAGGTGTATTTGCAACACTTCAGTATAGTTTTGATGACCCTAATAGCGCAGTAAAAACCTTTTCTGCAAATACACAAGCGCATTTAAACACAATGCCTGCTTTCATTGAAAGCTGGCAGGCTCAAGACATTGCAAACAATACTGTTAATGGTTATTTTAAGAATCCAGTTCAAGCTTATGTAAATACAATTATTACATATTCAGCTGCTATGAGAGATGCAGCCAATACTGCAAATTCTTCCAATTCAGCAATTGATGGGATAGCAAATGTGGCTAATTTAGCAAACACATTAGCCATAACTGCCAGCGCTTTTTTAGCACACACAAATAGAATATCTGGAGTTACTCCATTTGATGGAGATATTACAATTCCATATTATGATACTGCAATGAGTTTAGGTAAGTCCGCAATCTATGTTATGAATCAAACGGATGGTATCATTAACTCTGCACCAATTATGGGTAGTTTTACTAGTATTCTTGTTGGTCCACAAATTTATGCAAATGCAAACACCACAGTTGCAGATTCAATTACTTTAAATCAAGTAATAGCTGGTAATGTTTCCAATACTGCAACCAACACTCAAATTGCACAAATACAAACTGATTTAGCCAATATTAATAGTCATTTAAGTGGTCGAAAAAGTAACGACTACACATTTTATACAAATTTAAAAGCCTTTACGGACAACTATAATACAGTTAAACAGTTCTCCAACATGGGTGAAACGCAACAAGATTTGATTCAAAATTATATTGGTTCAAACAAATTACTTACCAGGTTGAACGCATAAATAAAAGATGGCAACAGTTACACTCAATACCACCAGAGAATTTAGCGACTTGGATTTGAATTTTACAATTCATCCAGTTCGTAAGGATATCAATAGAACGACAGGCGATATGGCTGTCATCAATTCTGTTAAGAATTTGGTTTTAACTAACCACTACGAAAGACCTTTCCAGCCAGAGGTAGGCAGTAATGTTCGTAGATTGTTATTTGAGAATTTGGATAATATAACCGCTAGTTCAATTGAAAAAGAGATTGAACAGGTCATTAAGAATTTTGAACCACGAGCAAGAGTTACAAAAATCAATGCTGTTGCAGATTTTGACAAAAATGGGTTTAAAGTTTATATGGAATTCTTCATTGTTAATAGAACAACCCCAATTACAATTAATTTTTTCCTAGAGCGAATTCGATAAATGGCAACACCTCGTTTACAAATTTCAGAGCTTGATTTTGACCAAATCAAGACAAATCTAAAAAGTTATTTAAAACAACAATCTCAATTTCAAGATTATGATTTTGAGGGTGCCGGTTTAAATATTCTTATGGATATTTTGGCATATAACACTCATTATAATGCCTATTATCTTAACATGGTTGCCAATGAATCATTTTTAGATACCGCATTGTTGCGTGATTCCGTTGTTTCTCATGCTAAAACTTTAGGATATACTCCATATTCTGTTACTGCTCCTTTAGCAAAAGTTAATATAACTGTTGAGTCTGGTACTACAACTCCAGGCACTTTAACTATTCCAAAAGGATTTGCTTTCAATTCAAATGTGATTGATAACATTTCATATAATTTTGTAACATTGGATGCACTAACAGTAACTAAAGCTAATACCACTTATTTCTTTGAGAATGTGGATATTTACGAAGGTTCTTTGAACAGTTACAATTTTACTTATGTTGAGAATTCAAATCCAAAATCCATATTTGTATTACCTGATTCCAATTTGGATGCTTCTACTATTTCTGTATCTGTATCTCCTAGTGCAGGTAATACATTTAGCGAAGTTTATACGCAAGTAACAGATATTTTGGATATAACATCAGAGTCTTTATGCTTCTTTTTACAAGAAAGTAAAAATGGCAATTACCAAATTTACTTTGGTGATGGTGTAATTGGTAAAAAATTAACTGACGGTGCAATCGTTACTGTAAACTATTTAATCACTAATGGTGAAAACGCTAACGCAGCTGATGGTTTTTCTCCTAACGCAGCGATTGGAGGTTTTAGTAATATTACTGTTGATGTTGTTGGTGTTGCTGCTGGCGGGTCAACTCGTGAAACTGTTGATTCTATTAAATATTCTGCACAAGCACAGTATGCCACACAAAATCGTTTAGTTACAGTTAAAGATTACGAATCATATATTAAGAGTAATTATCCAAGTATTGATGCCATTTCTGTTTGGGGTGGCGAAGATGAAACACCAAAAGTTTTTGGTAAAGTTTTTATATCTTTAAAACCAAAAGCAAATTACTTTTTGTCTGAAACAGAAAAACAAAGAATTATTGATGAAGTTATTAATCCTAAAGCTATTGTTTCTGTAGCTGCTGAGATTAGAGATCCTGAATTTTTGTATTTACTTGTTAATAGTAGGGTTCAATATGATCCAAAGAAAACAACATTGGATGAAGAAACACTTAAATCTCAAATTAAACAATCTATTATTTCTTATAAAAATACCAATTTAAATAAATTTGGTGCATATTTTGTTTTATCTGATTTTCAAGATTATGGAATTTCTACCGTTAGTGATTCAATTATTGGTAGTGAAGCTGCTGTTCGTGTTCAAAAAAGATTTACTCCTAAATTAAATGAAATTGCCAGTTATTCAATTAAGTTTAATGCTCAACTTCACCGCGGAACAACAGTAAATAAACTGCTATCAACCGAGTTTACTGTTTTTGATTCAACAGGTGTAATAAGACGAGCTGTGTTTGAGGAAAGTCCTCAATCCTTTACTGGTATTTCACAAATTCAAATTACAGCACCAGGAAGTGGTTACACAACCAGTCCAACAGTAACAATTAGTGGTGATGGTTCAAATGCAACTGCTGAAGCTGTGGTTGTTAATGGAAGGATCCAAACTATTAGAATTACTAATCGTGGAACAGATTATACACGAGCAATCGTTACCATCACAGACGAAACTGGATATGGTGCTGATGCCGTTGCCGTTATTGATGGTAAAACTGGCACTCTAAGAACAATCTATTACGATTCTTTGGCTCAAAGACAAATCATCAACTCTAATGCTGGTGAAGTTGACTATGATAATGGTATCATTACTATTAATAGCATTAATTTCTTATCAGTAAATGCTGATGACGGATTAATTAGAATTGACATTGAGGCAGAAAGAGGTATTATTCAATCATTAAGAAATTCAATCATCACAATTGATGAAACCGACCCAACCGCAATCGTCAACACTTTAGAACAAATTAACAGATAATGATTGACCAAAAAACCTCCCTACTGATTAACCGTCAGGTACCGGAGTTTGTTCGTGAAGAACATCCTAATTTTATTGCTTTTTTGGAAGCATACTATGAATTCCTTGAAAACAAACAAGGAAGTCAAAAAAACGATTTAACTACTGAAGCTAAAAAACTCAGAAATATTTCCGATGTTGATTCATCCATTGGACAATTTGAAGATAATTTTTTTAACACTTTTGCTTCTTTAATTCCTCGTAATGTTGAGGTAGATAAAGGTATTCTGTTAAAGCATTTATTGCCATTGTATCTTGCCAAAGGTAGTGAGAAATCTTTTAAATTATTGTTTAGGCTTTTGTTTAATGAAGAAGTTGAGGTTATTCAACCTAAAACTAGTGTTCTTCGTGCCTCTGATGGTAAATGGTTAATTGAAAATGCGTTTAGAATTGAGCAACTTGTGTATAGTTTATATACAGGTAATTCAACCAATAAAACATTCAAACTTGCACAGATTGTAGAATCATCCAATATATCTGTCTATATCAATGACATCCTACAAACTTCTGGTTTCATCATTCGTAAAGAAACAAGAAAACTAATATTCAATACTGCACCAGCTACAGGTGCAAAAATTAAAGTATTATACAACGAGTTTGATTTTAATTTGTTGACAAACAGGCAAATTACAGGAGAAACTTCTGGTGCAACTGCGGTAATCGAAAGAGCCTCGCAGAAAACAATTAATTCTGTTCCAATTTTTGAATTGTATATTAATAAAAAAACTTTGTTGGGAACATTTGATAATGGCGAAAATGCTTTTGTTAATATTATAGACCCAATTGATAACACTTTAATTGAAATTGAACTTCGTGGCTTATCTATTCTTAGAACAATTAATGTTATTTACGGTGGTGCAAGTTATAATGTTGGTGACCCCGTTATTGTTTCTGGTGGCGAAGCAACAAGAGATGCGACAGCGGCTGTTGAAGAAGTATTTTCAGGATTCATTAATCAAATTAGAATTTTAGCCGGTGGTGCTGGTTTTAAAGTTGGTAGTAATGTTTTTGTTATTGGTGCAGGCTCTGGTTCGTTGAGTATGGCTATTGATGCCGTTGATGTTTCTGGTGCAAATACCGCCAATACATTTGTTGTGAATACAGATAGAATTGCTGATTTTGCCAGTATTAATATTTCGGATCCTGATTATGGATTTAATGCTTCCATAGTAACTGAAAATGTTACTTCCAAAATTGTTGATGCTTTAACTTTGCAAACTATCACAAGTATTGGTGCAATCACCAACGTGGCAATTCTTTTTGCTAATGCAACCTTTGCTACTGTTCCAACTTTAGATGCTGAATCAGCACAATATTTTGCCAACGGAACAACACAATTTGTTCAAAGTTCACAATCAGTTGGTAGAATTCAAATCAATAGTGGTGGTACTGGTTATCAAATTGGTGATGAAGTTGTAATTGGAGAAACGCATCCAATGGCAATTGGTATTGGCGCAGCTGCAGCCGTAACTAATGTATCAGCTACAGGTGCAATTACACAAGTTAAAATTCAACCATCAAGAATTCGTGGTACCGCAAATACTTTTGGTAATTCAAATGTAACAGTTGTTGGAACAGGCACTATATTCCAAGACGATTTGCGTGTTGGAGATTACATTATGATTAATAATGAATCTCGTTATATTAATGCCAT